AGTCACTTTACCAGCAGTTGGTTCAGAACCATATGTAACAGCAAATCCTATTGAACCTGCTGCTGCAGCATGCTTCCTCATCTTTGCAACAAAACTAAATCCAGAAAGATCTAACGGAAGATTGTCATCCCTCTTCACATCAAATGTTGAGGAAAAATTTGCTCCCTGTTCTATCTGTATATTGACTGATGGAACTGCCATAAATCTATTTATCTTTTATTATAAACTCTTTCAATACCTCTATTTGATGCCTTAGGTCATCAATCTCATGCTTTTGTACAAGTCTTACATTTTTTTCATTCATATATCGTTGATACGCTCTGTTGTCAGTGTTTACTATCGCTGACGTTGACGTGTCCCTTAGAAGACTTGGATGGTTTTCCACCTTTATTTTTTTTGATGATGGGGTATGTCTCATCTAGGGTTCCCTCCAATATTTCGTAAGCAAGTGCCCATGCGTTGATCATTTTTTCTTAGGATAAAGTGATTCAATTTTTTTTTGTCTAATTTCCTTCTCTTTACGTTTTGCTTCCACCTTTTCATCCCACCATATAACTGGAGCACGATTAATTTTTAAGGCAGCGATCCATAATTTTTTACGAGGAAGACGAAAATATCTTCTTATCAAATATTGAAGAGAGGGTAACTTCATACTTTAATTATGCCACAGCAATGGCACGGAAGTCAAGTAATTCAACAGGGGATGCCTGATTAGTTGATGCTATAACAACCTTGACTTGGAATCCTGTGAACGATGGTAGATCATCCACACTATATTCATACTCTAAGAATTGATCCTCTAAACTTGCAACAACGTTTCTGTCAGGTCTACCACTATTATTCTTTTCGTCTATAACGAAACCTGATGCATCTAAATTATCGAAACCTGGCATCAATTCAAACACCTTATCGATTTCATCTCCATCTGCTCTGAATAATCTGTACAATACTCTAATGTCGGCTGTAGCAGGTCTCATCGCTGCAAAAATTACCTTGAGTGAAGTTGCAGGTGTATCAAGTTTGATGACTTTTGTTTGATATAGGTTTTCATGCGGATCATCTAATTTATTCACCCTGCTACTTGTAGCATAGTTATCAATAGGAGAATTAATTCTAGAACTACTTGTCATAATACTACTTTTGAATGCATCGATCACTGGAGATAAATTTTCATTCTCGGTTCTCATTCCAATCTGCAATGTGAATGATTTGCCACCTGGTAACTCAGACAACTGTGCTTGCTCATTGTCAAATGATGCGACCATTTTTGTATGAGAAAACTTAGTTTCATTGACAATTGATATGTTTTCAAATCCTTTATCTTGGAATGATGTTTCACCACCATCAACACTGGTCGCTGTAGTTGTTCTAATACTTGCATTGATCTCTGTCCCTAATGGTAAAGTGTGTGAAACTGTCGGAGTTATAGTATCAAATTGTATGTTACTTGTTGCTCGTCCATTTACACCACCACCAAACTTATCTTTGGAGAAGAACTTAGTGCCTGATATCTTGACATGATAAGAGTCGAGTGTAACCTTGTCTTCAATATTAGATGTCACATTAACAAGTGAGTGTTGTTTGTTTATCTTTCTAAGAGACACTCCAGACAACTCATATTTTTGAACAGATGTTCCTATAGGATATGTCATTGCTAGACTATCATCTACACCACGAGTTATACCACTGAGTTGGTTTGTTCCAATGGTAGTGTATTGTATAACTTCGTTACCAACCAAAGCAAAACCAGGATTACTTGCTGTAACTTGTTCTCCCTCAAAGAAATTGAATCCAGCACTGCTTCCTATGGATACAACACTGGTTGCACTTATTCCATATCCCACAGTTGTTTTAGTTGGTATTGAATCACCTGATATATCGGAGATTGTAACTGTGTTATTTGCTGCGTGGTTACCATGATCTTTATGAGAAACCTTGAAATGTAAACCATCAAATTGATCTGTATTTGTGGTAACTGTAGCAGGTATAATGTCAGGTAAAGTTGTCCCATCAACTACGATAGTATTTGAGGTATCGAATGTCCCTGTGTTATTTGTCAATACAAGTGCATTTGTTGCTGTTGTCACACCAACTGTAATAATAAGATCCGTGCCTAAACCTTTTGTACCAAGACCAGCTGTAAGAGTGTCTCCCACCTGATATCCACTTCCAGTGCTGTCATCCTTGACTGTTACGCCAGTGATTGCACCAGAAGAAACAGTAACAACACCTACAGCACCAGATCCACTTCCTGTCAAGGTTGCAAAGTTTACTGAACTATACGTTGCATCTTCGTAATTTGATCCAGCATTAGTGATTGTCAATGTGGTAGCAACCTGTGATAAGTGTGCTAATTTTTCAGCAACCACACCACTAGCAGTGGAGTTGGATGTTTGTGTTACTATAGAACCAATATCTGTGCCTGTAGCGATAGATGAAGTAAGACCAACAGTAACTCTTTTAGAAAATGTTTCTATGGGATTTTCAGGTAATCTATTTCTCTTATCATGTATATTGAGTGCTGGATTATAAAATCTAACTGTGCCTGGATCTGTGACAAACTTTGCTCTTCTTAGGACATACTTCATATCCTCTAATTGAGATGGTGTCCATGTTCCAGCTGTCTGTCCTTTGAATAGAGATCCAAGAGTAGGTTGTTTTGTTACTATAACTTTACCCAACTCTGATAAATTAGCTGTTGATATATCTGCTTCACCTATTTGACATATCCACTGGTTGTAATCTGAAGTTGCAGTAATAACAACAAAAGCATATTCACCAAGTGGTAGGTATATTGGTGCTTCAAAAGTAAATGTTGTGGGCACACTTGCATCTGAAGATATATTAATATCCTCAGGATTCTTAATTACAACACCATGTTTTCTAATATTTCTAGATGGGTAACCATTGACCACATCAACTATACGTAACTCAAGAGGTATAGTATCAGATTTTGTTGCAAAGAAGAAGTCAACAGATGTTATAAAGATACCATCAGTCTGGTCAACTTGGAATGTCTGTGCAAGTGGGTCATCATCATCTTCCTGTTGAATAATAGTTTGGTTTACGTTAGTTACTTCAGTAACTTCAGTTACGTTTGTTATAAATTCATTTACCTCAGTAACGTTAGTAACCTCAGTAACCTCAGTAACGTTAGTAATAAACTCATTAGTTACATTGGTTACTTCTGTAACTTCTGTAATTTCGTTTGTAATTTCATTTGTAATTTCTGTAATGAAATTTTGAATAGGTATTACTGGTTCTGGCTCTATCTTTGTGAGGGTGGTTTCAGTTACTTGTGTTCCCTCTGAAAAGTGATCTGCAAGAGCACGACTAAAATTGATACCAGGTGTTACTGGATCATTTGGTCTTACACTTGATAGCAAGGCAGTGTTTGTACCGTTTTGAAATTGCGTTGACTCAAGAAAATAACAACCTATAACTGCTCCTAATTCATCCGTGATAAGTCTTAGTTGATTTATAGTTGCCTCTGCGTTACTACTTTCTCCTACAAGTCTCATGCCTACGCTGGCAGATCCAAAAAAGTTTGAGTCAGATATCTGTGCCAATGATTTTGTATCAACATTCAACACAGTAGAGGTCTCAGAGTATGCTGCTGCTAATCCAACGTTAGCTTCATATGGATTATTAGGAAATGTTGATGTAGGACTATTAAAAGGACCGTCTTTATGATTTGGTGATGCGAGTCTAAATCTCAATGCAACAAAACTTCCTCCTCCATTATTATTTGAAATATGTCCACTGACAGTCTCTCCAATTTGAAATGCACCACTAACAGGAGTAACTTCTAATAATTTTGGTACTATATTATTACGACTTTCTATCATGTCCACACCTGCCCATGAAGCATAGTGATTAGTACCTGGTTTTAGACGAGTGCCAACAAACTCAATGTTTTGCTCCCTCATGTTTGGTATATCTGTTTCAGATATAAGAGAACCAAAACCATCAGATGTAGAAAGAAACTCTCCTAATGAATTAGATGAATTTGTGATGAACACATCAGAGTCAGGGTTAAGTGTAAGATTACCTGACCAACTTCTTATCATGTATGGGTTTACGTTCTCTACTCTAGTAGCAAACGGTTGTATTCTCTCTACAACTTGGTCATAATTAAGAGTGATAAGATCACCAGTTTTTTTTATATTTGGATTACCAAAATCAGTTACATACCTTGGGTCAAGAGAAAAATCTGGAGCACCATTCGTGCCCACAATACTATTAGAACCAGGAAGCAGATCAATAGAATCTGAGTATTTAAGTGATATGAGTTTTCCTTCATCGATTCCGTATTTGAGAAATGGTACAGTTTTATCCGCTACATCAAGTGTGTTGAAAGGGTCAACAACAAAACCATTTTTGAATCTATCCATACCCGTTGTAGGGTCTGTGATTACGAGACTTTCAGTTTTTGATTCAAGTAATGATAGTGAAGTTGTTTCTTCTAAATTTCCTATTCTAGTCTCAAGAGAACCAATATCTTTCATGGTGTATCTTTGATTTGCACGGAAAGTTACAACTACATCTCGTCTTGCATCATAGACATATGGTTTATACTCGATTTTTGCGAGTTCAAATGAGTTTGGAATACTCTCTGGTTCAACAGGTTTGACAGCAGGTGTCCCCTGTTTAATCTTAAATTTACCATTAGTTCCAACATACAATCTATCTATTCTTGCAAGGTAATGTTTGTAATCAAACGTAAGGTTTTCATCTGACACTAATACTTTTGCAGATTGACCTGCACTTGAGAAATCTCTTGCATCAAATTGAAATGGTGAGTGAGATGTGCCTGAGAAAGGTGCAACTCTTGGTCTAAAATCAACCACATCAGTGTTTCTTATTCCATCAAAAGATGGTATATTGTTATATTCATTTGCAGAATAACTACTCGCTGTTAGAACATCACCAGAGTCCTCTGAATTTATTACATAATGGTCAAAGAATATTTTTAGTTTACCCTGTGGTTCTGGAAATCCTTGTTTACGTACAATTCTACCATAGTCATAAAATTCTGATCTTTGTCCAGTGTCAACTTTATAATTACCTCTTATGTTAGGATCGCCAGGTGTTACAGTTGATAGTATCGCACGTACCCCACTTTCTTTGAAATTAACTTCTTCTCCTTCTAAAAATGAACTACTGTTCTTAAATATTACATCAACAATTGTTGTTGTATTTCTTGCAAGAACCAATGCAGCAGCACCAGAACTTTTACCTATACCAATTTCGCCCAATATAAGATCTGAATTATTAGCATTAGGTCCATTGTATGATCCAAGTGTCATATTTGGCACTTGTGGATCTGAAGTTCCTTGAGACTCAAATACAGCAGTAACTGATACTACATCAGGCACATCAAGTGATATCTCTCTATCCTGAACACGTTTACCAAATACAGGACTGAATGTAAGTCCATCAGAGATAGCAGTGCTAACACCAGAGTTTGCTCTACTCGATCCTGATACGATCAGGCTGGCACTTCTTGTGAGATTTTTTACTTTTGATTTTACTTTTGATTTTTGTTGTGTGCTATGAACTACAACATTATTACTTTGACTTGCGTCGAGACCTGATATGGTAACACCTTTAGCACCACTTGTAAGAACAAATTGATCTGTTGTGAGTGCTTGTATAGATCCATCATTGTATATAACAGTATATCTCTCCTCATCAAAGGGTGCGTACACCAAGTCAGTTCCTGTCAATGAAGGCATAGTCAATATACCATCTCCATCTGTGCTTAGTCCTGTGTCTTCTATTCTTATTTGAAGAAGTGAGTCAGTAAGATCGATTGATTCGATTGATTTATTTGGTAATTCAGCATATAAAAATCCACTTTTTGATCCTCTTAGTTTACCTGCCATAATCTTGAGGTCACTTACAGTTACTGCAGCAGAGGGAAGTGCTTTATGACATACACCTGAGACAGTGTTAGGTGCTGCTACAACAGTTATATTATTATTTGTAGGACTAATTGCACTAACAGTATTAAATGTTACGTCTGTTTGACTTGCTCGTTTATATGATACAACGTCACCTATTTTGAAATTCTTTACCCAACCAGGTGTACCACTGGTGACTACAGAAGCACTACCAGATGCAGCTGCGATAGTGAACGATCTACCTGTAAAATCTTTTTTTGTTTCTAATATAACGTCAGCAGCAAAGGTTCTAGACGCTGCAGTTGACCTTAGTGATTTTACGTCACTTAGATCAAACTCACTTATATCTGTAATAACTCTTCCGTTTCTCTCACCATTGACTATTATTTGCTCATCTTTGAGAAACTTACCTGCTACTTGATTCAACACAACTATGTTGCCATTTAATAAATCACTCTTTAGAAATCCTCTAGCACCAGAATTTGATCCCTCTATGACAGCAGGCACTGATATTGTATGTGCTTGATTGATTGTAAGTTGTGTGTCTGTTTGTATGTCAAATAAAAATATTTCAAACACACTCGTATCACCAGAGTATGCTGAGTTTTGTAATTTGTAATCGTAAACTCTCGCTTTACCTACCTCTGCTTTTGCAGTTGTTTTATTTGATGATAGTCTCTCTTTTTGTAATGACACGTAGTCAGAAGTTGCAGCAGACAACTTGATTTGTGCTACGTTCAAAACATTGTTGAGTCTTAATTTATTACCTGCCTCAAATGGCACAGCAGTTGATTCAACGAGTCTTGTGGTTCTTGGTTTATCTACATCAATATGTCTTGACCCTGAGGTTTTTACTTCATATCCTCGTACGTAGGCTTTACCAGGTCCTATTCTGATATTCAATAAATCTTCTGATGGGTTGTTACCATCATCTGTAATTTGCTCTGGAAAGTATGTACCAAATACGTTTACTCTGTCGTTCAAACACTCTTTTGCTTCAATATCAAATTTATCAACATAATAATTACCACTTTCATCAAATGTTCTTCTTGCTAATTCTTTTGCTATCTCGCTGTATACTGTCTGATCTACAATTTTTTTGACTATACCTCTCTCAATACGCTGTAATTCTATGAAGTTCTCATCTTGGAAATCTATTAGTTCTTTCTTAATAAGAGAAACACTAATCTTGAACCTATCAGCACCTGGAGCAGTAAAGTTAGAGAATCCAGCAGCGTTATCGTATAAACTATTATCATCAACAGCAGTAATAATCTCCTCTTTAACATTTAGTCCTACCCTAAATGAAGCAAATGGTCTATACTGATTAAGTATTATAGTTTCTGGTTCTACCTCCACAAAAGAACCACGAACAAACCATACACCTCTTGTAATTGCAAAAGCAGATCCTACGCTTGTCGCATTAGAATTTATAGCAATCGCAAAATCAGATCCATTTGTAATAGTGGTTGTACCATATGTAAAGTCTTTTAATGTTGTAAGAGTTTCACCATCTAAAAAAGTATCTCCTAGATAATTATCAGAACTTTTTTCATACTTGATGTAAAGAGTGGTGTGATTTGTTTCTGATGATGCGGAAGATAAAACTTTTACAACTTGAGCAATAACACCAGATGTTTTACCTTGTATTCTTAGTCCAACTAATTTGTCATAGTACAACTCTACAGGAACACCAAAAAATGTAGATTCTAACTTGACAGATGTATATTGACCATCATATTTGAAAACACCAGGAATCACCATTGACCCCTCTTTGAATAGGTGTTTACCAAACTTTTCAATCTGTCCTTGTAAGATAGATTGAAGTGTGGTTAATTCTCTTGCTTGTACTGGACTGCCAGGTTTGAATAAAACTTTATTAAAGTTTTTAGACGAATTATAATCGTCAAAATATGGACTGACGTTTAGGTTGGTGTTCTGTGGCATCGTTAGAATTCTAAGATGATTTTGATATCTTCACGTTGGTTTGTTGCTCTTGTTACTTCAGGTCTTTGGTCAATGTAGATTATGTTGCCAGAATATTTCTTAATTTCTGGGTTCGCTAATCCATTATTATATGTTTGTCCAAAGTAATAAGTTCTTGAGTTTACCGTGGTTGAAACTCCCGTAAAACCTGTATCAATTGATAAGGTCTCTGTTCCTCCCGTTGTGGTTACAATGAGATTTGTATTGCCTCCACTTGCAGGGCTTGCAGTGAATCTATTTAGTTTGTATCCAAAGGTAGGTTTGTTACCTGAGGAATCATTAGTAGCAAGGGATCTGTCTTGCCAATATTGTAGTGATTTTGTGACTGGATCATATCCTATAATCTGACCAACAGCAGTGGAACCAACACCTACTGTTTGTGTGATCTGACTATCTACTGCAACTGACATACTGGTTGTCGCTGCACCAGTCAATCTAACACCATAAACACCTGATGCAGATGATGCTGTCAATAAATTTTCGCTACCAAATTGCAGTGGGTTTTCTATGATACCTATTCTTGCAAACTGGTTACCTGTTGGAAAGTCGGGGTTGGTGATATCACTGTTCTCTATACGTGAATATACAAGAACTTTATTTGCTCCTAATTCTCGGTATATGTCTGCACCATGTCCACCTGGTGGTGGCACAATTACAGAGAATGAAGCACCACTTCCTGTCACTACATCATCAAGATCAAGAGTTCCAAAAGAATATCCACTACCACCATTCGTGACTTGAACAGCAGATGGTTTACCATCAATGAATGTGACGGATGCCAGACCATCAGATCCATCTCCCCTTATAGGCACAGCATTTTTTGTACCACTGAATTGATAGGTTGCGTTTGCAACATCTTCAATCACAATTGTTTCTATTTTACCGTCAACAGCAGCATTTCTAACATCTGCAACGTCTGAGTTTGAAGTCCAATCTGCAGGGACAGGTATAAACTCAGCACTGTCGAACTTTATAATATCACTTGGTTTTATAGTGTAAAGATATTTCCAAATATACCCATCACTCTCTAGTCTTGGTTGTAGATCAGTATGCAATGGTTCTTCAAGAGAGATAACACCAGCACCACTATTTGATGGAGTTGCTCCGTTGTATATACACTCATAAACTCTAAAATCAGAATTCATCACATAGAAGTTTGATTTATATAAACTAGATGAATTAGTCTGTGGAGTCAACTTATCAATACTATAGTCTGGACGATACATTTCATATATCGTACCTGTTGTCCATGAAATTTTTTTGATAACCCTCAACACATCGGAGGAGGTTATTTTTTTGGCAGAAATTAGAGAATCGTATATGTTATCATGCTCGTCAAAATTATCGATAGGTGAAGGAGTGGCAGTGTTCCAATCCGATGCTACAGAGGTAGCATTTGGTAGACCTATAAAGACATAATAACTATTGTCACTCGTCGAAATTCCACTAACGAAATTCGTCGCATTCAAAACTCTTATCTGATCGGTGATGATCGCTGGCATTATTTTTGAAACTAAATTAGTTCGTAATTGTTATTTATGTGTAATCCAGTGACAATTTCTCTGTCCTTTGGATTTGAGGAGCAGTTGATAATCCTGTTAGACCATTCATAGCGTTCACAGTAAATGCCATACCTACAGCTCCCGTTGTAAATTTGGCATATGAATACGCACCATAGAAATTACCAGCACCTGAACTTAGTCCAGTTACGTTCACTCCATGACCTGATGCAATCTCGGTGAATACCCTTATCGTTTGACCTGCACCTACTCTTGCTATGTTACTTACTTGGAACACACCATCAAGTCCAATAGTAGTCATACCAACAGTTGTTAAACCAGTAAATGACATGGCAGTCACACCAGACCCAACATTTGATCTACTAACAATGAAGAAATCACCAGTTCCAATACCAGTCTCAGTGAATCCACCAAAATCATTTTCTCTCAGCACTGAGTTACTTGGTATTACAAATTCAAATGAGAGACCTGTGGAAGTCGATCCAACACCAACAATGACACCCTGATCTCCCGTCATTTCGACTTCTTCTAATGATTTGTAAGGATAAGAGAATAGTGTGCTACCGAATGAACTATTGTCTTTATCAGTATCAATGATCTTCAACTTGAATTCGTTCACATTTGGTTCTTCAGTTTTTGTAAATCCAATAACACCTGATTGACCATATACCACTGTTGATGTCGTGCCAATCCCAGATATCATTCTGGTTGCAGGTAAAACTCTTCCAGCATATATCCCCCTTGCCTTACTTACTTTTACACCATCAATAATTTTATCAACTTCTTGTTTTCTCCAAGTCACAGGTCTCATGGGTGTCTTCGCTGCTGTTATACCTTGACCTTTGTATATTGTAGTTTGTAATGTGTCTCTTGAAACTACTTCTCTAATAGTTCTTGGGTCTTGTTGAAGGATAGATCTATCATTACGAGGACTATTGATTGTAACAATGTCACCTTTTAATATTGTTTCTTCTGCGTCCACTTCAATAACATCAGCGTCAGTTCCTCTATAAAATAAAACTTGTAATGATGACCCAGCTTGTGGTGGTTCTGTGAATTTTATTTGTGTACCGCCATCAAATGTATATGCTTTACCTGGTTTTTGTAAGACATCATTGATAAAGATTAGAAGAATATCATCAAGATTTATGGGACTACCTGGTTTTTTCTCTATACTGATAGGTTGTCCATTTTCATGTAGTGTAAATTGTGTTTTACTATTGTTAAATTCATTGGAGAAATTATCAAGTATTTGGAATTTACCTAAAGTCCAACCTGCGAATTTATCATCACTTGTTTCTGTAACAGTAAATGATGCAGGGGTGAAATTAGTTCCAGCACTGAAATTTGTAGGTATACCTGCTATTGTAAGAACCTCGCCAACTGTATATCCATATCCAGTGTTGGTCAAAACTGGTGCTGATATACTATCTCCAATACTTACTTTGAATGATACAGACGCACCAATACCAGTGCTATTACTAATCAATTTTATATCATCATGACCATATGGTGAGTCAAACTCAACCAATGGCACATTAGTGAATGTATAACCTGATCCTACAGAAGTCATAGTGACTGTTTTTATTCTACCATCTTGCACAGAGAATGTACCTGCAGCACGGGTTGTAGGATTACCACCTATAACTCTGACCTGAAATACTGTTCCAGCATTCCTATATCCACTTCCAGTGTATCCTATTGCAACACCTATTGTACCAGTATCTGATACTACCGCAGTTCCAAATCCAGTTTTTAGTTGCTGATATCCAAATCCCTGTGTATTACCAAGACCAGATATGATACCTTTTCTAGGTAGATTATTAGCGGTCACATCTGATGTGCTGTACACCTCTGTTTGGCCTGGTATATTATTACCAGAGAATGTTATTGAAGTAGCACCTCCAACCTCGTTATATTCATAATCGATATCAGGTTTTTGGAATACATTATTGATTAGTATAACACCAAAATCAGTATTGATACCAGTTACATTTGTTCCACCACTTGTTAATGTGAATGTTTTACCAATACCTGTAAATTGTCCTGAGATATCATCAAGAATTGCATTACCTGAATAATCAGATCTAATGAATGCTCTACCCTGAAATTCACTACCGTCCACAACGTCAGCGACAAGAAGATTGTGTGTTCCGATACCAGCAGATGTAAGTGTAATGCCAACACCTGTCAATGCTTCATCTTTGGTTTCTGCAAAAGAAAAATCATTTGTACCGTTTTTTATGATGAAATAATTTTCATTAGGTAATAGTGGGGCAGGTGGTTCTCCAGTTGATCTGAGTTTTATTTGTGTACCAGTGCTGAATACTTCAGTCAATGCTGTAAATCTACTTGCTTCAAAATTGACATCATCAGATCGAATACCTACTTTCTGTCTAGTGCCACCAAAGGGCGTGTCGGCAAAGTGTATTTTATGTCCTCTTATGTTATAATCACCTCTCACCAATTGCACAGGGTCATTGATTAAGTGTGCCTCTTCCTGTGTGCCCATCCATGCACGATCAACCAGAACATTGTCTGGCATTGTACCGAAACCAATGACATTTATCCGCATAATCTCATTACCCATTTTTATGAGATCGTAATTCTTAAACTTTGTTACATCAGTAAATCGTGCTTCACGATTGAACATCGTGCTCTTCAATGGTGTTGATATATTAGTGTTGATTTGAAGAGGTGATTGTATCACATTATCAATTGTGACAATACATTTAGTATCTGGTTTTGATGTCGAAAAACTTTGTGTTGTACCCACACCAACAGTTGTCAATCCTATTGGTTGATTAGAAAGTGCCAGTGATTTGCTGGCAGCAACCTTGAAATCATTTTCACTTACCTTTATAACAAATACTGATGACGGTAGAGTCGTAGCCGCACCAACGCCAGGACTCGTATTGTCTATTCCAATAGGTCTACCATCAAATGCATCATATTTCAATTCCTCACCAGTCACAAAAAAATGGTTGGGTATACGAACTATATTTTTACCGAGCAATAATGTACCAGTGTTTCCACTATCAACTGTATGTGAAAATAACAAACTACCTTTATGAGTAAGTCTAAATGACACATTAAAACTTTCTGTCGTAGTATTGAATTGTTTATTGACTGACGCTAGTTGAAATGTCATTAGTACGTTACTATTGTATTGTTAGCAGAGGCATCTGGTTTATCAATTTTTAGTTCATATGTTCTTATCGTATACGCTTTATTTGCAACGGGTAAGAATCTAAGTTGGGTCTGTGTGCTAGTTATATGTATGCGAGTATTTTCCATATTTCTCTTCTCACTATCAGCAGTGTATAGATTATTGTAAGTGTTGAAGGTTGCATTCCCTCCAAACGAGTTTGAACCAACGATGTAAACTGAGTATTCATCATCAGTTGTATTATGCACCTCAACATGAAATCTACATGTAGTGTAAGATGCATACTCTTTTATTGATATGATACTCTCATCTGGTGATCCGTTGGCAGGTAGTTGTACAAATCCACTATCTAGACATGTATCACCAATTTCATATAAATCAGTTATACTTGAACCAGCGTGTGTCTGTGCCACACCAACTGCTTTGGTAAGCGACGACACTGTAACTGCCATACCAACTGGAGGAGTATGTTGTAACTTCAATACATTACTTGTATTATTCAGAGAGAATTGACCTATATCTGTGTCAGCATCCATTTTACCTGTATTAGTGAACAGAACATTATTAGCACCACTTACTAACCATAAAAACTCATCAATCTCTTTCTCCCCATTAGGTCCTCTTGCAGATACGAGTATAGTTCCAGATTTATACATGGTTGCATCTATCTCATCCACATCCTGTGCTGTGTTGCTCACTGCAAGTGATTTAGTAACTCCTTTATACTCCATTAGACCAAAAGCAGTAGATGCCACTCCTACTGTATTACTAATAATTTCTTTATGAAATGTTATGTCATACTCAAATGCTGAGTTAGTTGGGACGTACATAACACTGGCAAGAGGTCCGTTTGTCTCAGTGGTAAATTCACCCAGATCATCATCATCTGACAATTCTGAGTAAGTGTTGAGATATGTAACTGATCCATCATGAAAAACAACAAACTCTGAATACTGAGTGGCATTGAAGGATATACCTGCTGATACATCAAGAACAACTTGAGCATAGTATTTGACTGCGTTGATACCTTCACCTGCAGGTCCGCCTGCAGTCATATCAAATGTGTCAATTTCAACTTTTCTTATGAGACTTGGATCTGAGTAGAATTGAGGACTTATATCATCAAGTTCTAGAACTCTATTTGTTTTACAAATAATAGCATCGCTAAATTTTCCAGTAAGGAATCGTATCTCGTCACTTATATTTTCATCAAGGTTTGTATTCTCAGTAACTAAATCAAAATTATGTCTCTCTAATAAAGACGCTTGAGAATCTATAACTACCACGTTTCCAACACCTGAAGTTATACCTACAGGTTCAGAAGATGATGCTGGTACAGAGTTTATGAGTAAATCTGAGTGTTTCTTAAATCCAGCTATGTGAGCAAGAGAGTCAACTGGTTCACTCCAACTATTGATACCTACTGAACTCTTTAGTGAGTATGCAAAGTTTTGATAGTAATCATTGTCTTGAATTCTTTGATAAAATTCGTTGAGTTTACCCGTGTCTCTTTCCCATCCAAATGCCTTCTCATATGTTGTATCAAGAGAGAAGTATCCCTCATACGCTTTTGATGAATCTATTGTTCCACCTGCTTTTGAGAACTTACCAGTAACAACGTCACCTGTGTTAAACCCTACAAGAGAGTCTACTCTAAGAACATTTCTAGTCTTTCCTTTACCAATTATGACTTTTGCCTCTTCACCTGTAGATGACACCACAGGTTCACCATTTAAGAATGTGCTTTCAATAAGAACTACTCTAAATTTAGCAAGATCTTTGTCCTTCACAACGACACCATACTTCTCAAAATTGTGTTCGCCAGGATCTTTATCTACTGCATATGTAAGAGTTGCTTCATTGACATTACCAAACGCTGTATTAACACCTGTGAGTGTAAATGATTCAAATCCATGATCTGCAGAATTAAATCCATTACCTGTTGATACACCTGTATTTTCAACAAAAACTTTGTCACCTACTTTGAATGGTAAAGGTTCAGCAGTGGTAAATCCAGTGGTAGGTGTTTGTAACCTAAGTGTGACGTTTGGATCTGAGTATGTGCAACTTATTATACCAACACCATTCGTATTGTTGACAGCATATAATTCAACATCACCTGAGCTGAGATTGCCACCTGGAAAAATCACTTTGACGTTCGTCACAGATCCACCTGTAACTTCAGCTTCAAACTCTGCACTCTCATTTATAGTATCAGTTTTGCTGTTGTAAACAACAAAATCAGGTGGGGTAAGATAATTTTTTCCAGTGGATGTGATTGCCACACTCTGCACAGCAAAGTTGTCTTTCAAGAATAATACTTGAGGAACTATCGCCTGTGGTTGTAAAGTAAGATCTGATGGATAGTCGAATCCAGCATCGACTAATACTACATCATCCAATCTACCAATACTTGAACCAAAAGCTTTGAGGTTAGCGGAGGATCCTGTGGTAGACGCTACTGCCACTTGTGGTAAATCCTTATAATTTCCACCACCACCTGACAATAAAACTCTTCCCACACCACCTTTTTGATTTCTTGAATTTGTTATGTAAGAGATTTGTGATTCACTTGTATAACCTACTCTTTCAGGAACAGTAAACAAATTCCAACTAAATGAGTTTGCATCTTTTGTTAGAATATTTTGAGTGCCTGCAAATACACTTGGATTTACAAATATTTTAGAGAAATTTTTTATCTCATTGTTGATTTCAATAACTTTTGTATTTTGTAATGGGAGAAACTTATAATACAATATATTTGGAACACGATCAGTAAAGTGTATTGATGTTTTAGAACCTGTGTTGCCAGGTATACCTTTGTTTACAACTTCTATTGCAGATTTACCTGTACCTACAAACGGTGTTTTAAAATCTTGATCAAGGAAGAATTGAAGTTTAGTGTTTTCGAGACTTATATTTGATGTATCAATTTCAAGTGTATCACCTGTGACGAGTGATATTGGTGGATTTACTGAAGACCCAATACTTACATATCTTGAACCAGAATCGTAAGTTGCTGTGACAGAACTGGTGGCAGATGAAACAATTGTCAAATCTATATTGTCACCCACCTCAAAAGTATGATTAGGAGCATACGCTGTGGTGTTAATAATTCTTAGAGTCCCTGTAATAACATTTCTCTTAGTTGCAAAAGAGTGTGTATTTCCTATTCCTATATTACCAACAAGCATCACTCTATCAAGAGAGGAACTGATACCTGTTTGTGTGGTAACTATACCTATAAGATTTTTATCTATAACCTGTGCAAACACTTCATCTGGTAAAGGTCTTTGTTCACCAATTACAGTGTCAATATATGAGAGTGATGTTCCAGCACCAGGACTATACGCTAATCTATCTCCTGTTTGAAAAGGATGATTTGGTATGTATATTGATCTAGTCGGTATGAATATGTCTTTTACTTCATTGTTGAAAAATTCTACTAACTGATGACCACCTCTTCCATTTACTGATACTGTGGTTCCAATACCCACTCCAAAAGTATTTCCTGTACCTACAACCTTTTCAGCATTGAAATAGTAAGTTCTATTTTCTGGTGTTATAAGATTAATAGAATCATCTAAGTTATATTCAAATTGATTTTCAAGTCTTGTTATAGTAGATCCAAATGTATGTGCAGCACCTGCCGTTCCATTTTGTCCTCTTTCTAATTCAAGTCTATTGTTAGTGACATCAAAATTTATAATCTTTAATTGCTCATTATTAATTTTTACTATATCATTGACTTTGAACTTATACCCCTTGATAACATCTGGCACCCAATCTGTAATAATAATGCTGGTGGTCATTCCTGTCGAACTAGATCCTTCGACTTGTCCCATTGTCATACCAAGACCTGTTTGTGTATTCTTTACACGGATCTTTTTATTACTTATAGCGAGATCAGAGAAAGTATTTGAAGATATGCCTGATATCTCAACAAATGAGTTGTCTAAAATATTGAGAGGTCCTGTGTGAATACCAATAACTTTATTTCCTCTTGTAACGAGAGTTATATCTTGTATTTCTGTTATCTCTGATGTGATAGAAGTGATGCCAGGTCCTTCTACATGGCTGACTCTACCTGTAGCACCAAATCCCTTTGTAAATTTATTATCAAATACAAGTTTGTCACCAACACTATAATTTTTTCCAGCAGTGACAATATCGACTCTTTCTAAACTACCATTACTTGTTTTAGATATCTTAGAACTAACAATCGTATTTTTATTAGCCTGTGCTATGAATTGATATTCTGAAATATTATATGGTTCTGTGTTTCTCACAAGACCGAGAGAGGGTAGATCTAAATCTTGATTAGACTCGTATGAAATATTGAAATTTTGAAACTTGGAATTGTAAGTATCACCTACGATGTAAGGGAAAAGTGGTGTTCTAGCACCATTGAACGGACTAAGAGGGTTGTTTACTTTTAATTCCTCTACAGTTGTATAGTAAGCATAAACGCCATTTGGATACTCAGGGGTGGCAGCGAATCTTCCATTATGCTCATCAAGATCACCTATCCCTTCAACGTATGTAAAGTCTTCTACAAAAAATCCAGCAGGGTATAGAGTAATATCAGGTCCATCCACTCTTTGACTTGATAACTTACGATAACTTGATTCAATATATTTCTTCTTACCATCAACCACAGCAAGAGGTCCGTATATTGGATTACCATCATACGCCCAACCTAGAATTGGTGAGTGATCCTGTCCTACGTCACCTAAAAAGTTTCTAAGATTACGTGGCACATAATAATTGACATATGGATTACCTAATTTACTACTTCTTGGGGTCTCTAAAAATCCATCATCATCCTTTACGTCACCAAACTTCGCATATCTTTCTACTTGGTTTATAGTCCACTTTTTGATTTCACTAGAGAAGATGGCACCTTGGCCTGGTGTTTTTGCCGTAGCAGTTGTATTAGCTTGTGAGTATCCAGCCCCCTTTGTTATCATATCAATTCTTATTATCTTATCACCAGATATAATCGCCTTTGCCTTTGCACCCACACCATCACCATCAATCACTATTTCAGCACTAAAGAAGTTTTGACCACCATCTTTGATAATAATTTGATCAATTCGACCATTCACTATCAAGGGTTGTAAGAAAGCAAATTTTCCAACTACAGGATCGATTACCGCTTTGAAATTATCGTTGATAACAGTTGAACCATAATCACTACCTTTCTCATAAACATGTACAGCAGTTATTTTTCCTCTTATAATAGGCGTTGCAGTGGAGTTAGTTGTTGTAATACCTTGTCTACCACTTATATCTACGGATATTGGTGGATCCTGAAATATATGATTTCCTAAACCATTATCATTCAAACGTATAAATGAATTCAAGTTTTCATCATTTGATAATTTGAATTTATTATCGTCAATTTTACTTACAAAGTATCTAGAGTTATTTGTAAGACCACCTATAGCAGACAGTGAAGATGAGTATTTTATTGTTTCAAAATTATTGAATCCGTGAGAGTTTATTTCTATGGTGTCCGTAAATGTATTAATTCCTGTGCTTGTCTGTATTTTTCTATTTTTGAATAGACCAGCATTTTCTACTAATATCTTATCAACCTTTTGTCTCCTTGCTTTCGATTTGAAACTTTGTAAACCACCACCATTTAAGGTCAAATCAATAGTTCCTATACCTGCAAGTGCCTTAGTTCTAGTTTCTGATATGTGTATCTGAAAATCATCAAGTTTGACCACAAAATATGGTGCTGTATCCACTAAGACACCTGGTGTGACACCAATACCTATGCTAGTGGTATTGTTCGTTTGATATATTATTTCTTCACCATGCTCAAATCCGTGTGGTTGTGGAAAAACAAACCTGTCTGTGTCAGTGTTGACTACTCCACCAGTTGATGTTGAATCAAATTCTACAAGTTGATGATCCAACTTCATTTTTGCTTTTGCTATTGCTGTTGTGTTATTACCACCAATAACTTTTACTGTAGGGATCTCCTGATAATCAAAACCCTCTGTTTCAACTAAAATTTCTTCTAACGATCCCTCTACTTGTGCAAACACAGACGCTGCAACACCTGCATGTCCGTCCTGTGTCACTGTTAATCTAGGTGGATTTACAATATCAAATCCAGAACCAGTATTCAATACTTCCACACCTTGTAAAGGTCCAAAGTACACAATGTCAGATGATTTGTAAGAGTATGCCTCTACGCCATTTGCAAATAAACCAACACCACCCTGAACTGTTTTATCTTTTATCTCACTAAATTCAGGCTCACCAAACTTCCTTAGAATTTTTTGTGCACCTAAATCAGTTCCAAATAAATTTGATGGTGTTAGTGAGTGAGATGTTTCAGTTCCAATATCACCGTGAACAAACGCTGTAAGGAACTGACCTCTTCTGACATTCTCTCCAGTATAAGCTAATTTTACAGTGTTATTATCAACTCTCTTGACATAGTAAGACTCACCATCATTGAGATTTGTCAAAGTTCCGATACCTGAAGAGCTATACGCAACTAAATCACCATCATGAAAGTCATGATCAGGTACATTTATTTCTACTTGCGTTGTGGTGACTCCTACATTTGTAAAGGCACGAACTCTTTTTTGTGGATCGATAGTCCAGTGTGGCAAACTGTTAGAAGCAACATGAACTGCACGATCATCAGTGTAAGTATTTTGTACGTCGGCTGTGCTTGTTCCTTGTATTTTTAATTTTCTTCTTATCTTATATTTCTTGGTATCATCAAGTGTGGGTACACTGACTGTTATAGATTCATTTTGATCTCTAGCAAATACAAATGTTATAGTACCATCTAACTTATTATCTTGATCATCTTGATCGATAACCTCAATTTCATCACCCACATAGAGAGAGAAATTTGGTGCTGCAAGTTTAAAGTCATAATTGTTTATACTCTTTAGTGTGAATGTATCAATATTATATGTTGAAGATGTATTGTATATCCATGTGCTATATCTCAAATCAGTTTCTATTTTACCAAGTTGTTTGATATTAATTTCAGAGTCTTCTTGTTGATTGATTGCAGACCCCTCAAAATTTTTGAGAACACCTAATACGTGAAATGTAACTGGAGATCTTAAGTTACCGTTCTCATAAGATGTGGCAACAATGCCTGATCTGACAGTTGATCCAATGCCACAAGGTGATGGGAGTGTTGTGATACCTGTAAATTGAGTAAGTGATTTACCAAGATATGTTATTTCCCTATCTTCAAAAGAGAATACACCAGTGGCACCAAAACCTATTGTAGAGTCTACATCTATGACTGTAGATCCAGATGGTGCTGACTTAGTAATAATAGTTTTTCCAATTTGTTGGAATTTACCTATGATTGTGTCTTTTGATAGAGCAATTTTATAATATGTTGCATTGTTGAATAACGCTTTCTCTACACCAGTGATCGACCCACTTGTTTGAAGAGGTGTGGTCTCTTGTACAATACTTTGACCAGTAATCTTGTAAGGGTCACCAGAAATTAACTCACATATGAGCACTTCATTGACTCTGTATTGAGCGTCTGATGGGGCAAAGATAAATTTTGATGGTTGAATCATGTCAACCTTTTCACCATACAATGCACCAAATAGTATCTTAAACGCTTCATCGGTGCCTTTAGATTTGTAGAAATCTTTTGCTTGTTTTATGAAATTTGATTGATCTAATTTATTGAAAAAATTTCTTTCTGAAAAACCAGGTAATATCTGTTTTTTTAATTTTTTTAGAAACTGTTGAAGAAATATATTACTAAGGTTTACAACTTTTGTATCGACACCGTGAGTGCCTATACCTGTTTGTGTAAATGTAAGATATTCAGGATTGTTTGTTCTTCTATTATTTTCAACACCACTAAACCCTCTTACACATCCTGTAAAGGATGTACTTCCAATCCCTGTATATGTTATTATCTCATCATCTACTTTCAGTAATCCCCACTGACTCGGCCAGCCTTTTGTAGAGTCAACAAAAATTGTTGTGTCTCTTCTATTAACGTATGATGAAATAGATGTGAATCCTGTTAGTGTCTCATTGTTGAGAAAATCAAGACTTTTGTATTCGACAAGGTTATCAGCGATGTCAATCGTCCCACCTTGAAATTCTTGTGAAATATAATATTGTTTTAAGAACTCACCGAAACGAGGATTATCTGAATCAATTACCTCAGGTATTTGACTCTGAATTATCTCATTTACTTTGACTTTTGTTATTGAAGTCTGGATCATTAGTATCCGCTACCTGAAGATGATGGGGAGGAAGTATAAGTTGTTGATGTAGTCGAGGACATGGATCTCGAAGGCGTTGAAGTATCTATCGCACTTGTCGGAGTGTTTGTTATTAGCACACTTCCTGAGGAGTGATTAGTGCCCGTCATTTTATTACCATTTGGCATAGTGTGGAACGGTCCATAATATGGACTACCATTCACATATCCAACGAGTGTTGTGGTAGATGAGGTGCTTGCGATAATTGCTCCTCTAACTTTTGCACCATTACTGTAACTTGATTGAGGATTATATCTTGTTCCTGATGTGTTAGCACCAGAGGATATTGGATCTTCTCTCATATAAAAATTACTATTACTTACATCAAATTGCAAATACAATTCTTTTCTTGCTAAAACATCATTTGATTGAGGAATCGCTTGTATTTCAATAATATTATCAGGTAAAACTGTTGATGTTACATTTACAGTGTCAATCATCACTTCACCTTTTGCGTAATCAACTGAACCAAACGATGTAGATAATATCTTAACTGTTGTATCAGAGTCAAATTGAAATAGGAATAGATTGCCTGTGTCACCAGATACGTACTGATCAGAGAAATATACAGTCCCCGAAACACCACTTACAGTAAATCCAGTTGACTTAATATTATAACTATCGGAGTTTCTGTGGAATGTATTGTCAAAACATATTTCATATTGACTGAAAACAAACAATTGAGCGATAAGATTACGTCTAATTCTAATTGTGGTGATGTTTGATGTTATTGATTCATCTGTTCTGTCAATCAAAGACAACACTTTACTGTACTTGAATCTACCACCAAATTTGTTCAATTCTGTTCCACTTGCAAAAGAAGTCATGGAATTTATTACACTTGATTTCAAATTGTCGGGTTCGCTTATAAAGTTGGCGTTGAAGTAAACATGAGAATCAATCTCTACATACAAAAACTTCAAATCAATTATCTCAGGTACAATACCTGCAACAGAATAGTTTTTTAGAGATGTAAGTATCTGTCTTTTTGTAAATTCTGATAAGAAAGAACCATTTTTTGGTTTAGCTGCAATATAAACTCTACCATACTTAGGAGGTGTAAGTTCTTCGCCACCAAAAGCACTAACAGACTCAATATTTGGGTAAACAGCTGGTACAATAGATTCATAATCAGTTGCAGTGACTGCTCTATGCTGAGAAGAGTATAACCTTGGAGCGTAGTATCTAACACTTCTTACGTCTTCAATATCATCTCCTTGCTCCGATGCATACTGTGGTCTAAGGGTTGCAGAGCCAGTTTCTGATGCTCCATTCTCATTTTCTAGTGTGCCACTAAATGAAACTCTTGCAACACCATTACCATTTTTACCCTCAGTCATGATATATGATATATCTACCACACTTCCATTTGCTACTTTAGATCCAAATATCCCATCACCAAACAAAATCTCATATTTTTCATCAGTTGTCTCTTGTATGAGAAAAATATTTGATGTTGATGTCACACCCACGATATTGTCAACGATTTTATAATCTGTTGATGTGGTGCTTGAATTATTTTCTCGTATACCAACTCTTATTGTAGATGTATCAACACCATTATTGGGTATAATATATCTTTGATTTGGAAGTGAGTCATTTACAACGAATCTTGTTTCAAGATACTGACCTTGAAATATTTCTATCGTGCCACTTGCAGTGCCATTTTTTGCAGACCCAGTTACTTTCTCAGGGATAGAGAAAAGGAAATTTTTATTAGATACTGTACCATTTGCAATGAGACCAGGTTGAAATACAATAGAGGTTGCACTTGTGGTTATACCAGTGACAGTATAGTCCACAACCATTTTCGCTGCCCTTCTAGAACGTGGAACATAACCTATATTTCTTGCTAAAGATACGACGTTTTCTCTAAGTGTTGCACTGTCAATGAAGGTCTCATTGACAACCATATTCGTATTGTAAGCGGTTGAATATGAATTATATGCTAAAAGATTTACAATCACTGATAAGTTTGACCCCTCAAAATCCATATCAGAGAAATTTGAATTTTCTCTTAGATAGTCTTTAATCGAGGATTTGATATCCTCAAAGTTAAGGTTTGTGAATTGTTGAAGTGCCATTATAACCTAGTTGGTTCGAGAACAAAGTTTACAGATTGCGATGGAGCAGACAAACCAATGATGTCATAAAATATTGTAATATCAATTGCGTTATCGTCTGGTGTAGAGATTACTTTGACATCTGTCAATCTAACTCTTGGTTCAAAATTTTTAATTGTTGTGTCTATCTCAGACTTTATGGGATCAATATAACTAGATGTTGCAAGTTCAAAAAGAGAACCACTAATTTTTGTGCCTAATAATCTATTGAAAAATACTTCACCTAATTGAATACGAACTAAATTTTGCACAGATCGCTTTATTGCATCTTCATTTTTCAACACAAGAATATCATCCGTTACGGGATGTTTTTTAAAAGACAGTGAGATATCTTTGAATCCTTGTGAAAAAGTCTGTGCTGGCACGAGATCTTTATAGTCTGGGTATATTTATCATTATTTAGAGACAAAAAAAGACCCTCTATTGAGGGTCGTCTTCATGTCCGAGGTATCTGACCTCTATTTCTTCTGGGTGAGGGAATCCTTCTTTGTAATAATCGTCTGCTAATTCTTGCGTAATTTCCAACATTTCATCCTCTGTAATTGATTTGAACTCTAGCGAACCCTTGATGTATATGTCATACAATTCCATATCTGCCAAATTGATCATCGCAAGTATCTATATGATTCTTGTTTTCTCGTGACCAACTCTACATTGTGGATCTATCCATATTTCAAAACCTGCTTTGATCGCATCGAGACAGAATGATACGTCTTCACCACACATATCTTGTACCTCACCAGAATCAAATACTTGCATCTGTGGAGCAAACCAAGGATACTTCATCTCTTTATGTTCAAATACACCTTTCTTAATAAGTAACCAACCAAATCCAGAATAGTCAACAGTGAAAGGTTTACGACGTTTGACAATACCATCAACCATTTCATGATTCATGACACCACCATTCTCCTTGAAATCATCCTCTTCCAACCAATGTGCACATGATGTGGTTTGTCCATCCTCTGTAGCATACCATCCACCTGCAATATCTTTTTGCATTGCAAGAACACGATAGAAACTTTCTACATTGAAAACAATATCAGAGTCAATCCAAAGTTGGTAATCATACTCAAGTTTACCATCCCAAGGTAATTGATCAGGTCCTCTGAGAACGTTTGCACCAAGACACTTACATCTTGCAAAGTTCACCATGGAACTATAGTCTTGTGCTATCTGTATATTTGCTCCGTTCTGTACCAACTCAAAACAGAGTGATACGAAATTCTTTAGGAAAATGTATGATACACCTCTACCAGGTAAACAGAAAACAATACTCTTTCCTTTGAGTAGTTCTTTTGCTGCTGCCAAGTCAAAGTCATCTTTTTTCTCAATTGGTGATTTTGAAACCACCTTAAATCCTTTAGCCATAATTAGAGTTCAGTCATAATCATTATAACACTTTATATAGCGTCTATCAACTCAATAACTTTTTCTGCCATTTTTTTATGTCCTTTTGCACTTGGATGCCCACCTTTCTCTCCTAGAGCATAGTGTTGTGGACACTCTTGAGATGTTCCTAACCAATGATATTGTAAAAAATTAGGGTTATAGTCACCACACATCTTTTTCCAGTAACCCTCACCATTGTTGTAATACTTCTCAGGTTTCACCACAATACGCTCAAAATGATCTGCGATGAATGAAACATACTTTTGATTATTTGCTTTACAATATGCATCGAATAAAAATATGTTTTTCCACATATTCTCATTACCTATAATTTCATTATAGATTGAGACATAATAATTTCTACACTTATCAAACTTACCGACACTCTGTGGTGTCCAATTTTGAATGATATCATCGTCAGTAAAATATTCTATTCTAGGATGCACGGTAAACTGCATGACAACCACATCTGGTTTTGCAGATAAGTTTTCTAAATTGTTTATCGTAGTTCGTACGATTGAATCATTACTGATACCGCATTGAGATAAGTTGAAGTGCCTACAATCATAATGTTTTGACACAATTGTACTATATCTCTCTTGATATCTATTTTTTAATTCATCACCCCATGTGATGCTGCAACCACTAAAACACAGTGACATCATAATTCATCTCAAATAATTTTGCGTCTCCGATTGTATTTACCATGGGTTTTCCCTTGATATTCAGAGATGTATTTAATAACACAGGACAACCTGTGCGTTTGTACCAACACTCCAGTATGGGTCTCAGAATGCTTTCTGAGTCCTTTGGCACTGTTTGTACCCTAGCACTGTTATCAACGTGTATACAGGCAGGTATCGCCCTTGATTGTTTACATTTATAAACATAGGACATGTACCTTGATTCTTTAGGCATGTCAAAGTAATCTTGACAATGCTCTTCAAGTATAGCAGGTGCAAAAGGTCTGAACTTATCTCTTTTTTTGATTTCGTTCACTAAGTCTTTTGTACTAGCTTCCCTCGGATCCGCCAATAAACTTCGATTACCGAGAGCACGAGGACCAAACTCACTACGACCATTTGCAACCCCCACGACTCTTTTTTCGAGGAGTGCATCAACAACTCTCCTTGGATCACAGAACTTTTGTATATTATATCCCAAGTATGGACTGAAAGCAACCTTGCCACCATAAGCAAGACATGCTGCACCTAATGCACCACCTGCGTCACCAGGACATGGCATAATCCACATGTTGTACATCTCTCTCAATCCAGTGTTTACGACACAGTTGAGTGCGACACCACCACCGTAGCAAATGTTGTTACTATACTTTGCTGCTTCAGCAAATATGTTATTAAGTTCCATCTGTAGTATTCGCTCTGCACTTTTTGCAATGTTCTCCTTTTTATAATCACTTAGTCTCGCACCCTTATGATTGTTTTTGTGAAGTTGTCGCTCTACCACGTTCATGTGCACGGGATCACCGAATGCTGCCATACCCATGAAGATATACTCCTCATCTAGTGGACGTAGACCTGCCCATTTAGTCAGTGCTGAATACCATAAACCAATTGATTGCGGATACCACTGCGACCACACCTTCTTGTATATTGCTTTTCCGTCTTTGTACTTCGCAGTCCATATGGAAGTAGTGTCCCACTCGCCTATACTATCTACAACTACACATGCTGCTTCTTCAAATAATGATGTTTGAAACGCTGCTGCAGCGTGTGATTTATGATGACTATAATATTCTGTTGGTTCGAGTGTCAAGTGTCTAGGTCTATACCATGCTTTCTGACCTGCAAATAACTGCCTTGTCCTCTTCAACCACGGTCTCTCATAGAATGCTATCTTACCATCATGACATAATAACTGTGCTGTGGACGCAGCAGTGATGTCTAAGTGCTTATCATGCTTTATCTTTGAGTATCTCTCTGAGTGTGTAGCATAACAAATTCTACCATCATTTACTACAGCGACTGCAGCGTCATGAAACCCTTCACTAAATCCAATCACGTAATCTGTTTCGCCTCCTCATATCTCTCATATCCCTTATTGTAACATACTCCTTTGCGATTTGCTCATACTGTTCACGCTCTGGGTAGTCGCCAGGATGTGTATGATCTCTTGGTAATTCGTTCTTTTCAAAACCAAATACCTCTCCATAATCATCTCTATCCATATTGAAGTATGCAGCGTCTATATCAGCATCTTGCAAATACTTTTCAATTCTCCTTAAGTTTCTAACAACTCCGTCGAGAGATGCCCATACCATCCTTTTATTTCTATTGTACTTCTCTATCACATTATACTTCTTGATTCTTTTCAGTTTACTTGCAAAACAATCAACCAGATTCTCTTTGTATGGTATTATATTTTTTCTTGATTTGTAAAAATTAAGCACATATTTTTCAAGTTCAGTTCTCTCTAATTGAATTTCTTTGATATAACCTAACATATATTTTCCTAAAAGAGAAAATGGATTGAACATAATGTCAACGTTTATCAAATCTTCTACAAGTGGCATTATAAATTCAGAGTTACTATGAATATATGGTTCTAAAAATGTTCCAAGATAATTACCAGATGGTGATACTGGAAAATGTTTTTGTAATTCAGCAAAATGCTTGTCTGTGAAAAATACCTCAACAGGATCTTTACCCTTCATAAATTCATCGGGGGGTTTTCTTTCACTTACATTTCCAAAATATTTTACCATCAAATCACCACCAACCTCGCTCGTGTTGGAGTGTAGTTTAGTGCTATCAATAGTTAAGTCTTCTACAAGATCTAAGTACTCATGCCTTTCACTAAAACATACGTCAGATTTTTGACCAGCTGTTGTTTTTGTTTTTATTGGTGTTTCTACAACTGTAAACCCTTTTCTGACAACATATGATTTTTCGATCCTTTTTGCAAAATTATTAGGGTCATGCCACTGTTTATAGAAGTAATATTTACCTCCAGTTTTTACATATGTCTTTTCATTGAGTTCTATAAGTTGCATCAAGTGCATCTTACCCATATTTGGAATCGCCCAATAATTAATCATATATGCTCACCCCATGTATTAGGTAATACTCCAAACTCGTCTTTCCACTGTTTATATATGGGGAACAATACGTTCTTACCATATTCATATAAGTCTTTGCTTATGGGTTTATCTACTGCTCCCCACTGGTCTTTTAGATAATCATACTTAGGTGCGTGTTGATGTGGCCAAAATACATTTTCATGTATCTTTGTAATGGGGTAATCAAGGAATTCAGATAATTTCTTAGTTTGCTGCTTGAGCATTTGTGGTTCCCAAAACTCTTCCATCACAAGTTGAAGGGTAGGGAAATACTTTTTGAACTTTCTATAGAAGTTGACATAATAAAATGTCTCCACCGTCAATAACTCACCCTTGAATAATTGCTCTATCTTATCATACTTCTCTTGCATTGGCATATTAGGATAGAACATTCCCTTCTCATACCACTCACTACTATTACAATTACCATTGAACTTTGCGTAAAAGTCTGAGTAAGTTCTACGCACAGGGTCTCTTGCCATCATGACGACCTTGATATCAAAGTGCTCCTTGAGTATTGGTACATACTTATCAAGAAAAGGTTCTCTCAACCAATTATTACAATTACTGAAATCTGCTACTGCTTTGTACTTTCCTTTTATATTCTGATAGTGTATTAGATAATAGTCTATGTACTTTTGGATGCTAGGTGGTTCTGCTATCCAGTCACACATAAACTTTTCTGAGAACTTATTATATGGTGAGTGGTGATTCAACTCACTAGGTACGTTTGGTGAATCAGGACCTAACAATCTCTCCCATGGATCAGAGTTATACTCCCACATGGGTCTGTCGTAATATTCGTACTGCTCAAGGTTTGGTAGATATGACGGTTCTTTGATGTGACCACCATGGCAATACATGTTGTCTGCAAGAGTGTAGTAGAAAGGCGTAGACGCAGCATGCCCCCATCCGCAAAAAAGCAGAAACGGTATTTTAGTCATCCTCTTCGTAAATGTATGGATCTTCTCGACGCAACTTCCAAAGTTTGTACTCGCCCTTTATCCAATCCCATAGTTTTTTCATAATACATAAGGTAAGTGTGATGTATTTATGAGACCCAAATTGATCATTGGTGCAGGGGTAGGATGGTCAGCAACTAGATCTTTGATGTTCTCACTTCGTAATTACAATCATGGACTAGGTAAAGAAGATCATATTTTGTATCAACTTTCAATAAATGATCCAAAGCATTTGAAGTTCTATTCAGAGTCGAAAGAGACAAGAGAGAGAAACAAAAGATATGGATATGAAGAAACTCCTACACTTGACAAATTCATAGAGATATACAAGAACAATGCAGTAGGATACGACGGTGTGACCGATTTTACGAACGCTAATCAGAAAATACGACCAGACTACCTAAAAGAGATTAGACCAACCTTAGAGGAGCATTTCGACGTGAAAGTGTTGATGATATTTCGAGATCCAGCTAGAAGATTATTTTCTGAGTGCTGTGCCTTCTATGAGAACAAGTGGGTGCAGACAGATTGTAAGAGTGCAAAAGAATACTTTATGTCTGTGTTGGAAACTGGCAGTATCACAGATTCAGAAAATTATCAGCATTACTATGACAATTGGAAGAACTCTGGTTACAAAATACACCCCATAAGTATGGAGAAAATATACTCTGGTCAAAAAAAGGATTTAGAAAACTTCTTAGGATTCACTGTTGACTTGTATCCCACAGCATATTACCCTGAGAGAGGAGTAGATGCTCCTCTGATTGATGGACTACAATGTCAAAAGTCAGACACTGATGTGTTATTAGAAAATGAGTATTTTTATGCCAAAAAGAAACTAAAGAAACATTACGCATGCGAGTTCCTTTAATTATCGGTGCTGGTACAGGATGGTGTGCGACAAGTCCTCTGCACCTGACACTTCAATGTGCCAACAAGTGCTCTCATGCAGGTATACTCAAAGAAGACTGGTTGTTGTATCACATATACAATAAAGATGCTTGGAACTACAGGAAGTATTGGTATGAGAGATTAATTAATGACTCTATGACACCTATTTGGAAACATCCTTATGGGTATCAAAACAAATATGCTTTCCACAATAATCTCGAAGAGATTAAAGAGTTATATGAAAAACCGACTTTAGAAACTTATATCAAGTATTACACTCGACACTATGAGAGAGTAAAACATGAATACTCTTATGTGCATGATTTCTCAAATACAAATGCTTGGTTGCCTCGTAAATTCCTACAAGAGATAGCACCAGAACTGAGAAAACACTTCAAAATCAAAGTTCTGATGATTTTTAGAGATCCAATAAGAAGATTGTACAGTGAATTATCACACAATTACCAAAACAGTGCTATACTGAGAAAAGAGTATCCGACATCCAAGAAGTATCTCTGGAGTTATCTTAATAAAAATAATTTTACCCCTAATTGCGATTATATTTCTAGGATAAAGTATTATAAGTCAATTTTTAGTACCACAACTATTGTTTCTGAGGAACTTTGGGGTGGAAAAAGTGACAGTCTAGCAAATCTTAGTAATTTTTTACAGTTCGACATCAAAAACCTATGGCCTAACTGCTATTATCCTGAAATGGGAACAAAAGCACCACGTCATGAGTATCTTGCCGATCAGTATGAATCAGATTTAGAGGATCTTACACACGGTGATCTCGTATATGGACGTAAGTGTATGCAAAAATTCTATAATGAGTGGTATGATCACTTTGGAAGTATGCCTTGGAGGTGATCTGCGATGATTTGATGCCCCTTTTCGCTAGGATGACCACCACCAAAGCGTGGATTTATGTACGAACAGTAGTTTGGATTAGGTGGTTTTGTAGTTTTCAAATGATATCCTATTAGGTCACGATCTATTCTTGTTATATTTTTATTTTTACACGCTCTCTTGTAAGTATTATCTTGCTTTTCGATTTGATCTTCAATACCTCCACCTATTCGCATGAAGTAGTATGGTATATTTTTATTCTCTAGGTACAATTCCATCAAGTGTATACATCTCCATAATTCGTTTGCAGCATAAACCTCATTATGAATTTCTTTGAACCACCATCTTGTTGGTGCTTTTTTCGTAAAATGAGTATTAATATTAATCCACTTGTTATCATAATAAATCGAATATCTGTTACTAACTGTAAATTGCACTACAACAAATTCAGGCAATCTTCCCTCAATAAAATCTATTGTCTTCCTGACAATCACATCATTTGCTATACCACACTCTGATATATTGTATGACTGTTTATTGGTTGCTAAAGATGAGAATCTCTTTTCTATACGTCTTACATGATTCTTCTCTAAACCTTGTAATTCATCACCCCATGTAAAACTACAACCTGAAAATAAAATCATGAGTACACCTCTGGTTTAGGCATTGAGTGATATCTTTCCCACAAAAATTTACGTAGGTCTTTAGAACACTTACGATAAGAATTCAAATCAATTGCATAGATACCATCTATCTGTGGGTGATTGACAGTTATAAAGTTCATGACATTGTAATCAGCAAAGGTATATTCTGATTTTCTCATTACAAGATCATTATATAATCTAAACATTGATTCTTGATTAGTATAATAACCCTTAAGATACTGACAAGTGTATTGTATTGTCATATCAGAATATTCAAAGGTGTAATCAGGTATTTTTACGATATCAAACTTATCTTCTTTGAGTCTAGATAAATTATCAATGTCTGTTCTATACCTCTTTTCATTTGTATATGATATGGTCTTAGTTAGAAAGTAACTTGAAGAAGTAGAGTAAACTTCTTCATCACCTTGATTCCTGTCCCATGCCTCTGTAAAAGATACTGTAGATCTAGGGTTTGGATAGTAAGTCCTTTTCCAGTCTATCGGTTTTATATCAAATTTTTTCATAAACGCTCCAATATCCAATTCGCAATATTTTGATGTCCTTCTTCATTTGGATGAGATCCTGTAAAAACATCATTGTTTATTTTATCACAAGTATTACCCATAATTATTCGTTTTTGTTCTCCTATCTCCATATCCCCACAATGTATTTGCCAAGAATTTGCTTTGTAGAGTTGATCGTTACCATTTGGTATTCTCCCTAAAGTCATCCATATTACCTTCTTACACCTGTCCTTCAAATAATTTTTGAGAAAGAATTTATTTTTCCAATAGTTATCAAGTGCCAATTGTTCACTCCAAATTGATTCATAATAATTTGAGTGAGCATTTTTCATTTTATCAGTTAAACAACGAGGTCCTGCTTTTTGATTTCCTATATTCCAGTATTTGCCATCTTCGTCATACCATCCCCACCTACTATAATTACTGAATTGAATTATGGCGGTGTGACATTGATTTTTTTCAAACCAATCTACAGTCATTTTCACGATCCAATCGTTACTGGCACCACTTTGAGAAAGATTACAATGAGTTTTACCTAATTTATCGGATACTAATGATGAATATCTTTTCAGTATTCTTTTTTTATGATCATTCTCTTCCCCTTGCAATTCTTCACCATACGTGTTACTATCGCCACAGAAAAATAAATCAACTTGCATTATAATTAAGTCAGTAATGTATATATTATGAATTGGTTAGGGTTTCACTGGGACAATGTAAAAGATTTTAGAGAGTACTATAAACTCGCAAAAATGTACAATAAGTTATACATGCAGGGTCAAAGTCCTCTATTTCACTATCAACTTCCAAAAGACGAATATATTGACTTTCAAAAAGTGAATATTCCTGAATATGATTTTGTGCCATCATTTGAGGGAATGAAAGATCCGTTTCATCTACTTTTTGTGCATATTGCCAAATGTGGGGGCACAACATTTGAACAACCACTTGATATCATGAAACATCACCTTATCAAAGAAGGTGGTGATCAAAAATCAATAATTACGGGTAAATTAGCAAATAAAGATGTTGTTATTACAATGAAAGACATAGAAGACACCCATAGTTCATTTTACTGTATTCACAACACAGAATGGGACTCTATTTACAAAAATCAAGTAGTTTTCAGTATTATTCGTAATCCTAAAGACAGATTGCTATCACACATTAAACATAAGGCAAGAAAATGGGATAATGAGGAACTTATCAAAAATATAGATGCCAAAAACAGTATTTTTGATAATTTAATGTACAAACACCTCTTTGACTTTGGGTCAAGAGACAAAATCAGTTGTATAGACATAAATGACACTCAATCACTGATTGGATTGAAATCAACATACCTATCATCTGCAAAATTACCAAATATACTACAATCCTCAAGATTCAACGAGGGAAGTGACCGAGAACCAATCAAGATTACTGAAAAACAGTTAGAAGAAGCACTTTACAGGTGTATTGCAAAAGGATATTTGAAAAAAGACGAAAATATTGATTTCGAGTTCAAAAAATTCATATCAGAAGGTCAAAGATTGCACCCACTTACTTTTGTAATTACAAAAGATGCAAAATACGGAATTATTCCAACCACTCATCTATTTTCCAAGGATTTCTCCCTTGAATAATGTACGCCCATGACATTTTTTCTCTTGCCTTCAATAAATTTTCTTTTTTGATCCATTCTGTCTCTGATCTCCATTGATCCTTCAATCCATTGTCAAATTCTGCATCAGGACCTTGAAAGGGATGGTAAAGATTCTTATGTAGTGTTGTTATATTAGTTTCTAGAAAATTATTCAGTCTTTCAAGTTCTTTTTCTCTATTTGCCCACAAATCTTCCATGATAATTACATGAGTGTCAAAAAACTGTGACCAGTTATCGTATATTTGCTGATAATTACCATTTACAAGCGGTGTGTAGTGTTTTTTTGTGTGATCCCAGTCTTGACATGGGAATTTGACCTCTGGTGGTTCGCTAATATAGTCCATGACCATCTCAAGTCGTTCATTTTGCCCATATTTCTCTAATGAGTGACCAGAATTGGGTATAAAGTTCAAATTTGAGTATAATCGTCGCACAGGATCACGACAAATCATCAAAACTTTGACTGAAAAGTGTTTTTTGAACTGATTTGCAAATTTTTCTATAATTTCTGCGTGAAATTGAGCGTGGGGATTGCTAAAATCACAAACATCGCAGTTTTTTTCTAGCAACCAGTCAATATAATACGAAATTGTCTGATTGCCAGGTGCAAATATGTCTAATCCTTCTCTTTTTTTGCGTATTGCTTGTAAATATTTGTTTTTAATTGAATTATCGTAGATTTTACTGTAAATTGACGGTAAAATACAAGGTTCTTTGGCAACATGTTTGCGAATTACCTTTACTAAAGTCTTGTAAAGAGGTGTAGAAGCACTAAAAGCACCAAAACCAAACACTAATTTGGGATTCATAGAGAATCTATCTCACTTATTGCCTTTTTTATCGCTTTTACCTTCGGTGAACTGTCTGCTGTGATCGCATTTTTGAGCTGTTCGCTTGCAATATCATAAGTTTCACAATCTTTCCCTGCTGCTAGGAACATTGCACCACTAAATTCACCTCGAAATAGTGCTGGAGTGCCATCTGCACGAAATTCTACAGACGTAAACTTCTCATTCAATGCCCAACACCACTTTCCATCATTTTGTTTCATGATTCTACCAACTAAACCTGGTGATTCCTTAGGTATTTCGTTAGAAGTCCCACTATATCTGTCCATACATATATGTATGATCTTATTTGATGGTTGTTCGTGGACATTTGGGGACGGTGTAGACCCTCAATATCGCTTTACTGATCTCATTGGTGGTGTCAACATTGGTGAGTGTGGTAAAAGTAATGATGGCATACTACGCACCACGATAAATCACCTAGAAAGCAATGATAATATAGACACAGTTATCATACAATGGACTGTCAACTTACGAACTGAGTTTCGTAAACCAGACGCACCAGCATATAATTTCATAGGCAGAGGAGCAGTGGATCATGCAACAGGTCATAGAAAGAAAATAGCGAGTGAATATTATAAGAACATATACAATAGCAATCACGCACTAGATAACTTCTACAAGAATCAGTTTCTGATGGAGACATATCTGAGGTCTAAGAATCTGAGATATTACATGATGACTATTGATGAGGAACCAGAAGGATATGGTAGCGTATGGGGTTCATCATATCCATACAACATTCGTAAATTAGTCGGGCAACACACTTTACGTAAAGGTGGTGGTCATCCAAATGAAAAAGGACATCAATTGATTTCTGACCATATACGTGCTAGTATAAATGTATGAAGATTTCAGAGTTACGTCAGAAACTGTCAGAAGAACAGGCATCAGTGGGAAGTTGGATGCAGTTCCCCTGCCCTGAGGTAGCAGAGGTTCTAGGATCTGGTAAGTTCGACTGGGTAACAGTCGATTTGGAACACGGTTCAATAGGGATGGAAGACTTACCAAATCTCTTTCGTGCTCTGGAACTTCATAATACTTTACCGTTCGCACGTGTACAAAGTCCTGATCCTCTTCATGCTCGACGAGCACTTGATATGGGAGCAGCAGGTATCATAGCACCAAATATTCATACATGGCATCAAATTGATGAAATCAAAAGAGTTATGTATTATCCACCAGAGGGACAGAGGGGAGTCGGTTATTGTCGAGGCAATCTTTATGGTGTTGAGTTTGAGAGACATCTCGAAGATAAACCCTTCCTAGTAGCAATGATAGAATCTCAATCTGGTGTGAATAATATTACAACGATACTTGATACAAAACCAGATGCCGTCTTGATAGGTCCTTATGATCTCTCTGCATCGTTCAATATTACTGCACAGTTCGATAGTTATGCTTTCAAAGAAATAGTCAAACATGTGAGAGAATCATGTATTTCTAAGAATATTCCTGTAGGAATTCACATCATACAACCAGATGTCGAAAAACTAGAAGAATGTAAAGAAGAGGGTTATACGTTTATAGCGTGGTCAGGAGATATGACCATGCTGAGTTCAGCAATCAAAGCATTATAATATTTCCAACAACTACAAATCGTTCTTCAAGATTCTTTCGTTCATCTACCCCATGATACAGATAACTGGGAAAGACCATGAGATCTCCTGACTTCTGATGCACTGGGTAAGACTTACCACCATTCTTACAAAAGTAAAAACACTTCTGTTCTGGCACTTTGACAAAGTGAACCCATGAAAGCATTTGCTTTGGATGTTTATAATGATTATGCTCCTTGATATAACAGGGTACACCTTCTTTTGCTAACTGACCCCAGATACTACTATAACTGAATATGCCTGTACCATAGAGTCTGATCGTCTTCAGAATCTCTGTCAACTTTGGAGTATATGTCTTCAACAACTCTGTATCTTGATAAGACCCCTCATCTGTCTTATAATAACTTGTCCAATGTTTCCCGTACATGGTATCTTTGACTTGTTTATGTTTTTCAATACCATTGATAATATCTTGTTTCGTAATACCTTTCTGATTATCTTTGATGATCTCTTCACTATCATATAAACCACGAAAGAAGAAGTCATCCTTATACTTATTGAGGAAATAGTCTTCTTGACCATGCACCCAGTTTTCTATATGGATATACATTTTATTATCTCTTCAGCGATCCTGTAGAACTTCATAATAAACCAGTTTCTTGATACGACTTCAAAATTTTCAAGATTCTCGCAGCGAGAAGGCGATGACCTTCCTCATTTGGATGACCATAGGTGCACTTGTGGCGATTGTTATTATTCATCTGTATATCAAAATCTAAGTGAGTCCAACGATTGATTGTACCTATAATCAGTGGGATACCTCTTCTTCTCAGATTATCACGTATCGTCTCAAATTGTATTCTTTCTTTTGTAATAAAGTATTCTCGATTTGCTACCTGCATGTAAAAGTATTTCCAGAAATCAGCGTGGTCAGCAAATTTCTCACCAAGTCTTTTGATATCTCCATGCTCCCCATGCAACCACTTAGTGTAGTTCTGCATTGGATTCACCTTTCTCCATTCTCCTCCCTTGAAATACTCTGTACGTGCAGGGAAAGTCATTTGTATGACTGCTAAATCACACTCCTTGATAGTATTATCACAGTAAAGGTTTCTTACAATTCGATCATTTGACCCTCCCTTCATCGACAGATTGACTTCCTCTGCTCCTAATTGATTACATACCAGTCTTGAGAATCTATTATGTTCTGGTGTATTTAATTCCTCTCCTCTTGTCCAAGAGCACCCATCAAAGTAAATTTTCATAGTTGACAAATCATAATCAAGATGTTATACTATCTATGTAACGACGGTTACGTCGGGAGTGACTGAATAATCTTTCTGGCAAACGCTGGATAAGGTGATGAGACACAGGTGGTGCTGCTTCGAGAGAAGAACCGATCAACCAATCGGGTCTCAGGCAAGAACGTTTTTACTCTGTAGTAATGCCCGTTCTTTGTTGGTATACAGTAATCCAACCTCCCTCTTTTTTGACCTAAGATGCAACTCTATGAGTCGGGCAGATGGTCTTCCTTTTATATTTTTTTGTTATGCCTTTATTTTTGATTGTACTCGGAGCATCTGGTATCGGTGCTGCCATCGCTTTATACATATTACGTAAGTATGACGACCCAAATACATTATGAATCCTAAACTCAAACTCTTCTATAAGGTTGGATTTCCTCTTGTCATTATTATCCAATTGACTTCAATACTTTGGATGCTTTCATATAATGGGAGAGACAAAGCGTTTTCATGTAGAGCACTTGGTGAATACTTTGTATGTAAACAAATCGAAATACCTCAAAAATAATTTTATTAGAGGGACTTCACGGTTATATACTCTTCTGCTATCTTTTTGACCCGTTCATAATTCTCATGATTCCATGATGCACCACGGTGAGAGAACTTACGATCCATGTCAACTTGCCATCCAAAGGTGTCGGGATAACTATCATTATCTAAATCAAACATCTGAAAAGGTATGTTACGTTGTGTGAGTTTATCTTTCATATCATCAACTTCGGCAAGGTAAGCGTTCAACCAAGACCAAACAATATTCTTATCAGTGTTGTATTTCTCAAAGAGGTCACCACCAGTGAGGTTTCGATAGTGATCTAACTTACTTATCACTGAATCTAGATGATTTGATTTGTACGGTATGATATTGACAGATTTTCTAAGTATGTCCTCTAGGTCATCTATCGCCCAGTCTGGGAGAATAAATTGAATCACATCTACATCATTCAGTATCTCATTATAGTGATTCTTTAGAGTATCACTGGTCAGGGGTTTACAGATACCATCATCACCCCAAAACTTATTATACTTTGCAATAATGTCAAAGTACACTTCTGTATTGATATATTCTTTCTGTGTGTATTTTTTGAGTTGATCCTCTGAGTATATCTTATTTTTCTTTGTCTTGATTCCGTTTTCTTTTTCTTTGATTTTAGGATTGATTGTGCTGTTCGGTTGAGCATGATCATGGTGCTTCCATATTCGACGTTCAATCTTATCACAATTACGAAAACCGTCTAAGTCATGATATATGATACGATGAATGGTCTCGTCCGTCCAAGTGATTTCATTGATATGAGTTGTCGTCTTGATCTTACGAATTTCATTGGGCATCCAAAGTAGACTTGTCTTATTGTTCAGTTTGGCATAGTGCTTTAGATGTGCCTTGCCAGAATCATTTGCTCCCCAGTATACAAACATGGACAGATTTTTTTTAAGGGCGAAAAATTTTTTTTCGGATTTTTATTATATATCGCTCGTCTGGATACTTTTGTAGGTTAGAAAGAAGGTACTTTTTTAGCCACCGCCCATCATAAAAAAAATCGGTAACATATTATACACTGTCCAAAGAGGTGTATTGACAAGGTGTCAAGTGACGAATGATACAGTGTGAGGTAACGAAGTCACTTGACAATTTGTTGTTCGACTCTGGTCTTACTCAATGCTAACTCCTTTGCGAAGTCTAATTATGATGCCAGAGTCAAATGATCAGGCGTTGATCATTTGGTTGTAAAGTTCTTTGAGTAACCAACGCTTAGAAACTTTAGTTGGGAAGTACTTGACACGTCTACCAGATGGACTAACTGTGAAACGAACTTGGTCACGAAGGCAAAGCGGGTCGATTGCTTGCTTGAACATTCTCTTACAGTTCATGTCTTGCCAGTTAGGGTCTACCTGATGTGCAATTTCTGTAAGGGTCATTCCCTGTGGATTGTTTCTGATTATCTGAAAAATTGCTTTCGTTGATACCTGAAAGTCAAGGTCTCTGCTGTTAGTGTTGATGTTGAATGCTTTAGCAGGTGTTGGAGTTGAATGGAACATAATAAATGATTTGCTGTCGAACACCCTTATATTAACATGTCTATCAGGTGGTGTCTACCCCTAATCCATGTACATTTTATACCATGTATCATATTATACCTTGTATCATATGTACATTGCATCTCTCTGGTGATCGATTATAATAGAGTCATAAGCAAAGAAGTCTGGGGTAGGACTTAAGAAAATAATCGAAACTCCCCCTGCTATTAATTAATTTTTAAAAATCCAACCCTCCTAAGTATAGCATATAATTTGAGATATGTCAATGTATCTAATGTTACATGTATCAAGTGTTACTCAATGATGTGCCTGTATCATTTGTTACATAGACAGGTATATTATCTTATGCTATAATAATTGTATCATTT